TATAGGAGGGATGTTATTATGCAAGCTGTATTAAGTGCGACAGAAGTTAGAGCTAACTTTGGATTGTTTATTGATAATGTAGTGCACCAAAAACCTCAAGTAGTTAAACGAAATCGGGATATTATCGTCGCTCTTTCACAGACTTATCTTAAAGATACACTATCAATTTATGAGTTTACAATTGAATTTGAACAAGATGAAGATGGAATTTTTGCTGGAAGCATCGAACAGATTCCAGATATTTTAGGGGAAGGGAAAAGCCTAGAGGAATTACGGAATGATCTTGCATATCAACTTATTGAATATGCTCAAGATTATTATGATGATTTCGAACGATATCATAATTATTCAAACCGTCGCGATCATGTCAATTATGTTCTTCGTGTTTTACTAGAAGATGAAAATATTGAGTCTGTAGCAAGTATGTTGCATGGCTAGTTGGAGTGATTTAGAAAAATATCTAAAGAGACATAATTGGAGATTTGTCAGAGATGGAAAAGATCGAATTTATGAGAAAACAATAGCTGATGAAAATGTTAGAATCAGAGTTTCGAAATCTAGTAGCGAAATTAGTAAGGGATTATTTTGCAAAATCTTAAAACAGCAACTTGGAATTAGCAAAGAAGAATTTAATTCATAAATATTAGAATATAAAAAATGAATCCCGACTATATTGTCGGGATTATTTTTATTTATAACACATCTAAAAATTTTATTGCAACTAAATGTTTTGGTATTATCTATTAGTTACAAGTCATTCGACATTATTGGGACAATTACAATCCTTCCAAAATAGGACAGATAAGATTATAATGGAAGTACACCATTTTTTTGCCTTTTAAATATCTATTTTAGGAGGTATGTTTTTGTGGGAAGTGAAATGACTGTGTCGGAACTTAGGGCAATGTTGCGAGACAAAGGTCTTATGAAGGAATTACCTTTATCAAAAGTTATGATAGATTTTATAGTCGAACTAATAAAAATCGAGGATGATAGATAATTAATTTGTTTTTATCTTTTGAAGAACAGCGATATAACTTATTAAGGTATCGACTGTTTTTTTATCTATGGTGTCATTTGGTTTGACAAGGCCGGATTCCCTTAGTTTAATCAGTAGGTAATCGATGGCATCATTTTCTTGCCTGAAATTTGAAACGCCCATGAGGTAGTCAACAGAAACTTTGAAGGTCTTAGCGATGTTACTAATCATTTCCATACTTGGTTCTCTTGATCCAACTTCCCAATGACCTACAGCACCCTTTGAAACTCCAAGCTCTTTGGCCAATTCTGGTTGTGTTATATCAGATTCGTACCGAAGGGTTTTTAAGCGTTTCATGAATAATGAATTCCGATTTTCCACTGTACCAGTTCCCCCCACTTTCCATAGATTTGTAATGTATATGAGAATTCTTACATAATAGAAGAATACCTATTCGTTATTATATGACATTTAGTATCTATAGGACAAGGCTTTTATTGTAAAATCGTATGGTAATTTATTCATATTATGACTAATGATCTTACAATATGTATATTATATGGTTGAAATAGTCCATATATGGTTGAAAAGTATACAGTTTGGTGGTATAATTCTATTATAGGAGGTGAACAAAAGGTGCTTGATGAGCGAGAATTCAAGGCAAGAATTGAGTATGCGCGTATTCTTGCTAATTACAATAAGACGGAATTAGCTGAGAAGATGAAGATGCCAGCAAGTACATTTAGAAGAAAGATGGAAAAACCTTCGAGATTAACAATAGAAGAGTTCTTTGTTTTAACTGAGGTTTTACCTAATGGTGTTTTGGTAGCATATCTGCGAGAGGCTATGGGTATTAGGGCATTGAAAAGAATACCTCTTGGAAAAGGAATATTAAAAAAGAAAATAAATTAGGAGATGAAATATGAGTGCATTGACATTAGCATCTACTACTAAGATAACGATCGAGCAATGGCATGAATATCGTCGGCTAGGAATTGGGGGGTCTGACGTATCGGCGATCGCGGGAATGAATAGATGGAAAAGCCCAATTGAAGTATGGATGGAAAAGACAGGACAGATTGATTCGCGGGAAGCTGGGGAAGCAGCGTATTGGGGAACAACACTAGAGGATGTCGTGGCCCGAGAATATGCCAAGAGATCTGGCCTTAAAGTTCAGAAGAGAAATGCGATATTGCAGCACCCAAAACACAAATTCATGCTTGCAAATATTGATCGGATGATCCATGACAAAGATCGAGGCAAGGGAATACTTGAGTGTAAGACGGCGGGGGAATATAAAAAAGGGGAATGGGATGATGGTCAGATACCAGAGGAATATGCGATTCAAGTTCACCATTATCTAGCTGTGACGGGATTGCAGTTCGCTAGAATTGCAGTATTGATTGGAGGGAACAAATTTGAAATTCGCGACATTGAGCGAGACGATGAAATCATTGATTATCTATATAAGATTGAGAGCGATTTTTGGCAGTTAGTAACTCAAGGTACTCCCCCGCCAATGGACGGATCGACATCGGCTACGGAACTTCTTAAAGTCATGTATCCAAATTCGAATAATTCATCTATAGATTTGCCTATTGATACCGAAGAAATGTTGACAAAATTTAGGCAACTTCAAGAGATGGAAAAGGAAATAGGTATTAAGAAAGATGAGATGGCTAATAAGATCAAGGAATTAATGGGTGAAAATGAAACAGGATATACCAAAAATTTTAAGGTTGGATGGAAATCTGTGACTAGCAAAAGATTTGATGCGACCGTATTCAAAGGTAGTTATCCGGCCTTATATAGTGAATTTTCTAATGAGAGTAAATCTAGAAGGTTTACGGTTACTGAAAATAAAGCAAAATAAAATATTTGGAGGATATGATAATGGCAAATTTAAAAGATAAATTGGCATGTAAGGCTAATGGGGTAGATTTACCTAAGAAAGAACCGAAAGCTACGTTCAGTAATTTCATGACGCAGGATGGAGTTAAGGCTAAGATAAATCAGATCATTGGTGGAAAAGATGGTCAAAGGTTCATGACGGCGATCCTATCAGCAGTATCCACGAATCCCGCCCTTGGTGATTGTGATCATAGTAGTATTTTAAGTGCAGCTCTTTTAGGAGAGACGTTGAAATTATCTCCATCGCCTCAACTTGGGCTATATTATATGGTTCCTTTTGATGATAATAAACTCGGAAGGAAAGTAGCAGTTTTTGTATTGGGATATCGTGGATATTTGCAGCTTGCAATGAGGTCGGGATATTATAAGAAAATTAATGTTATTGCTATTAAAGAAGGAGAGCTTATCCGTTTTGATCCATTAAATGAAGAGATAGAATGTCTTTTGATTGATGATGAAGAGGCTAGGGAAAATGCTAAAACTATTGGATATTATGCGATGTTTGAATACATGAATGGATTTAGAAAAGTTCTCTATTGGTCAAAGAAAAAAATGGAAGCACATGCATTACAATATTCAGCAGGATATCGTTCGGATGTAAAAAAAGGATATAGCTATACATTTTGGTCAAAGGACTTTGATAGCATGGCTTTTAAGACTATGCTCAGACAGATCATTAGTAAGTGGGGAATAATGTCTATAGACTTACAGGCAGCATATGAAAAGGATACCGGACTAATCCGTGAGGACGGGACAATAGATTATATAGACAATGGCGATCAAGGTAATACCGTTGATATTAGAAATAATGATCAAGTAGAACAGGAAGACAATATTGATCAAGGTGAACAAAGTGAGATTAATGACCAAACTCCTGGACAAGATGGAACTGAACAGGGAGGAAGATAAAAGTGTTGCATACTTGTGAGATATGTGGGAAAGAAACCCTTGATTATTCAACTTGTGATAGTTGCGAAGAAGTGTATTGCATAGATCATCTAGGCGGGACAAATGAATGTCCGATCTGTGGTAAGGAACACACATTTGAAGAAAATTTTTAATTCACAAAAGACCTGTTGAGAAAATATCCCAACAGGTCTTTCTAAAAATGGTATAATAGTACAAGCATAATAAAGGAGAGATTTGCAAAATGAAAGACATGAAGATCGAAATGAAAGGCTCAAATTCGAAAGTATGGAAAGATACAACGCTGCAGAATTTCTACGAAGTGTTAAAAATAACGAGATCAATTATCAAGGATAGGGAAATGATGGGACGAGGGGAAACGGAATATATTGCTAGTAATTTATTCCAAGAATATACTGATATTAAAGCATCGTGGAGCATTGCTACTGGAAAAATTATATCGACACCAGTGTTAGAATTCAGGTTGGCAGAAGGAGTTATATGTCCTAAATGTGGTGTAAAATTCATTAAGAAATATGGTTCATTAAGTAGGAGAGATAACAAGGTTTATATATGTTCGGTGTGTGGGACTTTAGAAGCATATGAGGATATGACTAATAGATAAATAGAGAGAAGGTTAGCGTCAGGGAAATGGCTAATCCCTAGACGCTAACCTTTGAGAATTGGAGGATTTTACAAATGGAAGTATCAATAAATATTATACTTCAAGAAATCCAAATTAGAATTGATAAACTAAGACAATTTGAAATGGAAACGGAAAGAAAAAGAGCAGTAAAATTACATAGGACAACTAAAATTCGTCGTAAAGAATATGAATCGTTTAAAAATTGGATCGAAGCTCAAATGACAAATGATCCGAATATTGAACAGTTAGAGAGCAAGTTTGTCTTATGAGTGACATTGTCAGACCTAAGCAATGGATCATCTTAGGAAAGAAACAATTGAGGAAATCATTATTTAACAAGATTGAAAATATACCGCACTTTTTAAAAC